AATACGCTCACCGGACGTTTCAGGGTCCACGTTTAGCTCATCTAATGACGCTTGGCTTAATTGGTAGAAACCATCAGCGCAATTCAAAATAACAAAGTTATCTCCGCCTATATCAAATTCGTAAGTAAAATCAGTTATAACGCCCTTAAACAAATACTCACCTTCACGGGATAATTGCACTTTGCGTAGCGGCGCAATACCCGGCTGGTTATTAGCTGGGTCATAATACGGGCTGCCGGGGTCATAAGGTGACAAAGCGCCACCTGCAAGCTCATCATCTAAAACCACTTGCATAGTGCCAGCGCCGAATTGGTCATTTGTTCGCTGCCTACCGCGTTTATAACTAATGCTTTTAACAAACTCTGTTACGTCAGCAAACTGAGTATTAGGGCCCAACGTATATTCAGTATTATTTAAAACTCCTTTAAGGCTGTCATCTAACGTAAAACTGTTTACGTCCCAGCCGGTATCTACCTCAAATAGATAATTACCGCTTTGAACTACTGCCGTAGCCATTAGGCAATAGCCACGTCTAACGGCCCGCTGCGCCTGTTGTAATCTTTCAAAGCGTCCACAATGACATCACCAGCCCGTTTAGGGTCAAGGCTCTGAGAGTTAATAGTTACGTTGGTTACGTTGCTTGCAGCCCTTGCGGTAGCAACGCTTTCACTAAACAAAGCACCCGCGCCTTTAATGTCAGCCGGGCGTTTAGCGCCCGCAATACGCGCATTAGCCGCCGCTATAGCCTCTTCTACGCCTTTCAAGTACGCTGCGCCGTTATCCACGCCAGCCTTATAAAACCTGTTAGCAGCTGCAAGGCCGATACGGTCAGCTATCGCTTGCACTTCTTCCACCAACTTATTTGCCTTTAGTACGCCGTCAGCAGCGTTCAGCAGTTGCTTAGCAATTTCGGTACCGCTATCTACGCCAGCGGCTAGCACTTGGTCTAGTGCCTCTTTGCTAATACCTGCCGCTAACAATTTTTCAGTCAAAATGCCAAATTCTTTGGCTTTGTCAGCCTGTTTTTGCAGCTCATCAAAGAAACTGCTGCCGCCTTCTTCAGCGCTTGCCTTAAATGCGTCAGCAAAATCTAAGGTATCCGTAATAACTTTTTCTACTGACGTAGCGAAATCATCAAAACTACGCTGCGCCGTAGCTAGGTTTTCTTCAGCGCCTGCTAGCGCGTCAGCCATTTCTTTTTTAAGGGCCTCAGCAGCTTCTTTAGTACGGTCTGCCAGCTTCTTTGCTTTATCAGCAGCCGCATTAAACCCGGCACCCAAACCGGTAACGGTTTCTTCAGTTTCTTCAACCTCTGGCTTAACGGCTTTTACCTTGCTACCAAAGTTTTCTAGGCGCTGTTCAGCAGCCAAAATGCTTTTATTCGTATTTGTTCCGGCCTGACTGAATAAAGCCATTTGGTAGGCCGTAGCAGCAATTTCACTACGCAACAATGCAAACCGGGTCTGCGTATTACGTAGCGCGTCATCTATCTTTTTTTGTGTGCTGTCAATTTTTTCACCACGCGCAACTACAGCCCTAAAAAGGTCAATAATGACAAATAGCGGGGCTGCAAGGTCTACTACACCTTGAGCCAGTTGAATAAAACCAATACTTATTTTTTCAATAACCGCTAAAATGTCAATACCAGCAATTTGAAACGCTGCAGCCATAGACACAAACGCGCCACGCAAACCTTTTTCGCCCAGCTGGTCAACAAAAACCCGCAACGCCGGAATTACCCGGTCATTTATTTGAGCAACAAAATTAGTAAGAGCAGGCAAAATGGCTTGCCCAATACCTTCTTTAATTTTGTCTATGCCAATGCTGAGCTTTGCTAATTGACCTTGAAACGTATCTGCGGCCCCGGCAGCGGCACCCGCAAATTGTTCAGTAAGTATTTTTTGAGCCGCTGCATAGTCTTTGGTTTTTACTATGTTTTCATCTATCGGAATACCCAATTTTTTAAGGGCCCCTACTTCGCCGTTATACGCTTTAGAAAGCGCAATACTGACGGTTTGAAGGTCTAGGTTTGCCCCTACCGCAATATCTGTAGCAAGTTTTAGCTGCTCTTGGGCTGTGGTGACGTTTCCAGTTGCACGGGTTAACGTTGCTAGTGCTTGCGATAGTTCGCCGCCGCTGACGGTAGTTTCCATTTCCAGCGCGTCAACAAACTGAAGGGTGCTGGCTATGGCTAGGTCTGTAGCGCCAGTAGTCCGTTTGAGCTGGTCAGCTAGTAATTTATCTTCACGTTCTGCTTCAGCAGCTGCTTTGGCTGCACTGAATAAGGTGCCGGCAAGGGCTGTGGCTGCGCCTGCTGCGGCTATAGCGCCGGGTACTACGGCTTGTTTGAAAGCAAAAGCGGCTTTACCTGCAACGCCTTCAATTTGTTTAAATTCTTTAATGGCTTTTTCAACGCCCTTGCCTACAAACTCTGTGACAATGGGGATAACTACAGCCATACGGTTATTTTAGTCTCTTGCCCGTTTCAGCCATGACGCGCTTAGTGAGCTCTATAACCTGCTTTTCTACCTCTGCTTTGTTTGCCTCATATGCAGGCCACAAAACCCGTGACGGCTTACCGTAACGAAATTCAAGTACCTTAATCATATTTTCGCCCTGTTCGCTGTTGCCCTTGTTTTTACGGCCCGAAACACTAAAAACCGTATTAACCATGCCAGCAAATTTCACTAGAAAAACTGCCGCGTTTTGCATTTGCCCGGCATATTCACGCGGTTTTTTACCGCTCACTTGGCTCTTAATAAACTTGCCAGCCGTTGACCCTGACCAACCGCCACTAGGCAACATTTGAAACCCGCTTGGCGTTTTCCAGCCTTTAGCCCAACCGCTCATAGGTGGTTTACTAGGCAGGTTTTGTTTAGCTGCAGCAACTACCGGGGCCGTAATCTTTTGAAAATCCTTAGTAACTTGCCGCCTCATTTGCGGGTTTAATTGGTTGAGCTCACGCAACGTTTCTTTAAGCCCAACGATTTCAATACTGCCCTCAAAGCTCATTGGCGTTTATTCCGCTCTTCACTCACCTTTATAACGGTAGCCAAATCGCGGGTATCAAACGTTTCAGCGTAAAAAGGGGGTGCCCAACCAGTGAGCAACAGCAGTTCTGCTAACTGTCGGCGGTAGCCGCCCCGCCCGTAGGGTGGCTTTCTTCACTTTCAACCACCTCAAGCTCATCTAGCTTTTCTACCCAAGCGTCAAAACTTTCTTTAAGGCCCTGAGCCTGCAACGTAACCCACGCCATATATGCAAGGTCCTCTACGGCAAACCCGGCAGCCAAATCACCTGCACGGCGCTTGTAATGCCTTTCCCACTTAATAATTGTTGCTAGCGACGTTTCAACCAGCTCTTCATACTTTTTGCCAGCTGAAAGGGTGGTTACTTTTATTGTTAGCTTCACGCTGCTCTCTTTTCTAGTTAGTTATCAGGGCGTGGTTTGCTCTGAATAGGTGCCACCCGTCAGCGTAATCTGAACCTCTGACAAAGTACCCAGTTCAGCATTAACCACGTCAAATGCCTCAAAATAGGCCCCATCAAGCTTTAGCACTGGCGCGGTTGCTGAAGGTGCTGCCGCAACTGGCGCAACTTCAAAATAAACCTGAGTACCTACCAGCGCGTTTAGCGTGGCGTAGGTTTCCGTTGCTTCATAGCTCATCAAAAACGTTGCGGTCACTTGGTTATTGTAAAGACCACCTACGTAACTACGCGAGGTAGAACCAAACGCGGAAGCGTCAAGGCTTTCACGGCTGCGCGTATAAACCACGCTCTTACACTGGTCTTTCAGGTCAACGGTTGACCCGGCGCTAGCACCAATTTTTACGGTATCCGGGTTTGCAAAATAAGTGGTAGTTGCCATAAGGGTTTAGTCCTTCCGTTTCTTAGTTTTCAATTTAGCAGGTTCGCTGGCGGTCTGTGTGCTGATTTCTACCAGTCCGGCAACCGCCAAAAATGCCAAATCTTTTTCACTAAGCCCAAAATCCCCTACGCCTATTTTTACGCCTGCGGGCACGTCCTGCCGCCACTGTTTGAGCACTGTAAAGGTCATGGCGCTATTTTAGTGCTTATAGTCAGGTCATATGAGCTGAAATCTTGCGCCCCTACTGTGGTTACGGTTGGCCTGCCGTCTTTTAAGCCTATTTTGGCGGCCCTTATTAAATCTGCTTGGTCTAAAAGGTTTTTGAGGGCTGTGTAGTTGCCGGGGCCTAACCCAATGAGTTTTACGTTAAATTGCAGTTCTGCAATAACGTTGCTTTGCATAATAAACGTTGGCGCGTCAACCAGTACGCAAGGCGGGTTTATGTTGCGCGGGTCATCAAATACCCGTAACCCTGTAATGGTTTGCAGCTTATCTACCAGTTGGTCATAGCCCTCTAAAAGTACGCCCATTACGCAACCGCTGGCCTGTTTACCCCAAGTAGGCGCATAATTTCGCCCATGCTTGACCCAACCGGGGCGGCTGTGGTCATTTGCTCATAACTAGCGAATTGGTCAATACTTGAGCGGCTTTTATAGGTTTGCCCGGCATAAATCATGGTGCCAAGCTTTACGTCTTGGCTGGGTACGGTACTAAGTGAGCTATCAAAATAACCAGCTTCACGCCGTTTGCGGTAGGCGTAAGCGTTGGCTGCACCTACGCAAATAGTGGCATAGTCATAATCACTGCTGGGGTTAGCAATAGTAAACCCTAAATAATCCTCAAGGTCACTAATAGTTATCCACGTGCAACTACTGAGTTCAGTAAAAGTGACTGTGCCAGTGGCTGCTACGCGGTCAACGTTTGAGGCCGTTACCTTGAAAAGCAGTTGGTTAGGTATCAGTTTTGCCGGGTCATAGTTAAGGTCACCTTGCGTAGAGGTACCTGTAAACAAATATTGGGGTAATGCGTAAGCTACCTGCGCGCCGTCATAGGGCGCGCCCATACCTGCAACGGTAAAGGTTTGCCCTACGGTTATTTCGTTGGGTTGCAGGGTAGCAATTACTGCGTAATTATCTAATACCTGTTTATGGGTGACTGTGTAGGTTGCCATTTATTATGGCCCTGCCTAATCAGACCCACGTAATTTTTTGCAGCAATGAAGCCTTCGCAACAAACGTGGCAAGGTAGCCGTAGTAGCTGAAGGTACGCCCAATAAGGTTGGGGTCCTCAACGCTCATAATGCCGCGCACGTTTTCGTAGACTTCCATTGCTGGCGCGTGGAATACCACCATTGTTTTTGCGGCAACGTTGCTATCAACGATAGTACGCAAGCCCAATGGGTTTGTGGTGGTCCAGTTGGTTACGTCTCCTGCGCCCATTGTGTTTGTGCCCAAAAGGTTTGGTGCACCAATAGCCGGGAATACCGGGCGCTTGTCAGTGTCAACCAGTGAGCCAACTTTGGCCCAAGTATCTACGCCCATTACCAAGTGAGTTGGGAAGAGGTTAGTACCGCTTGAAATGTCGCGGGCTGCACCGTACATGAAAAGAATAAAGTCCTCTGGGGTGCCGTCCCACTGGCCCAAGTTAGTTGAGCCCGCTACGCAAGCGTCAACTGCAATGTCATCAGTCTTTAGCAAGTACTGGCCTGCCAAATCCTGAAGAATAACTTGCATTGCTGCCGGGTCCGTAAAATCCATATCCTGCGCGGAAATGAAAATTTGCCCGGCTACGGTAGTCCTCACCACCGAATTTGCGGCAATGGTCATGGTCTGCGAAGCTGCAGCTTGGCCTTCCGTTTGTGTGTCAGTAATTGTGTGCTGGCTAATGGTGGGCCGAATAAAGCTCTTGCCCTGTCCGTTTGGCATTGCACGGGCACCTACTGCGCTAACAAAAGGGCGCAAATAGTTAATATCCTGAAAAACGGGACCCAAAACGGGCGTAGGCAGCAAGCCCAAAGTATCGCTAGTAAGGTTTTGCGCGGCCTGAATTGCGGTTGCCTTTTTTTCTACGTTTTGCTTGTAAGCCGCATTAACGTTGGCCCACTGTTCGCCGCCAGCGTGGAAGGCAGCAAGGTACTCACCCGCTGAAGGCATAGGAAATTCGCGCTCACGCTTTTCAGCTGCCCAAATTGGCGCGGTTGGCGCTGGGGCTGGTGCTTCAGTTACTTCAGCAGTTGGGGTTACTTCGCTCATGGGTTTTTTATCCTTTTTTGTTGGCTCAGTCGCTGCTACCTGAGTTATTTTTGCTTCTTGAAATGCGCCTAACGCAACTAATGATAACTCAACCATGCGGGCTTTTTCAACAACTAGCACGCCGTCATCATCGTAAGCGGCGGTAATAGGTTCAGCGCCTACGCTTACCGCGTCTAAAGCGCCGTCTTTAGCCAGCTCTAGGGCTTCATCAGCTTTGGCGGTTTTGCTTAATTTTGCCACAAAATAAAGGCCGTTTTCATCTTCAGTACGCTCAGTAACTACGCCTACCATTTGCGTTAGGTCATGATTTAAAACCAGTTTGGGGTTAGCGCCGTCAACGGGTAAAGACCCCGGCAAAAACTTCACTTTTTCCCCTGAGCTGACGGTTGCAACCACGTTGTAAGGGGCTGCAAGGCCCATAATCTCGCGTTTGCCTTCACCTTCAGCAGCAGTAATAACAATGGGGGTGGCTTCAAACTTAAGCATGGTAGTTAGTCCCTTTCACGCTCAATAGTAGTAGCAGGTGAGGACGGCGAAGCAGCGTTATCACTATCCCCACCTGCCAAATCATTTTCATAAAGGTAAGTGCTCACGTCTAGCTCTATATATCGGCCTCTGGGCAAAACGTTATTCATGCTTAACGTTTGCTCAATGCACTCAATATACGGCTTACTTCCGTACAAATAAAGCAGTTTGTTACTTTCTGCGCTGTTCTGATAATTCATGCCGCCACCAGTAGGGGCACCAACCAAAAAGGGCGGGATATTTGCAAGGCGCGCCATTTCTAAACTTTGAAATGTACGGGCGTCAGTGAGCTGCAAGTCATCAGGGTTAGCAGTGTTAGGCACGTATTCAACGAATTCATTTAATGCAGCTATGGTTTGCTCTTCACGTGCAGCCGCAAAACTTGCAGCCATATCAGCCAATTCTTGCGAGGTCATAGGCTCGCCGCCCGTTTGCTTCAAATATCCGGCTGGTATCGTTTGCGAGGCAAAACGCTCAGCCGCATTTTGCAGGCGGTTAGCAGTATTTATAGCTTTAATCCCGGTATAAACCAAACCCTGAATAGGGCTAAGAAATTGCACTACGTCATTGGGGTTAAGTTCTACGCCTTGAAAGTAAATTTGTTTTGACGGCCCGAACCATTGCCCGGTACTTTGGTCAAGTGTCGTTA